GGGTTTACATATTCTCTTTTATATGATATATTCGTCTTAACAATAACAGCAACTAAGATTGCACTATAAACTAAGGAGTAAAAACTATGCCAGTATTAAGTGGTAAAGCCTATTGGGCAGCAATTTCAAATCCAAATACTACATTTGAACCTGTATGGTCAATTGATTTGGCTTTGGATGCAAAAGCTAAGAAAGAAGCAATCGACTTAGGTCTTACAGTTAAGAATAAGTCAGATGACAGAGGTGATTTCGTGACCATCAAGAGAAAGGTCAAGAATAAAAGTGGGAATGATAATCCTGCACCTATGTTAAAGGACTCTCAAAAGAGAGACATCAGAGGTACATTAGTTGGTAATGGTTCTGATGTAAACGTACTCTTCAAGGTGTACGATTGGGAATATGCAGGCAAGAAAGGTAAAGGTTCTGACTTGCAGGCAGTACAGGTTACCAATCTTGTTGAGTATTCTGAAGGGGAAGACTTTGATGTTATCCCTAATGGGTATGAATCTTCAGAAAAGAACTCTGAAGAAATACCATTCTAAATAATAAGTCTAGCTAAAGTTTTAGAGTTAATCTCGAAATGGGTGGGTTGTGTGGGTGCTAGACGATATAAGGAGTTATCATGTCTAAAAAAATAGATACACTAGTAGAAGATATATATTCTACTATAGAGAAAGGCTTGGATAAATCTACTACTGATAAAACATTTATCGAAGAATTTCTAAAGAATATTATCGCTACTTTAAATAAGTTTCTTTTTGAAAAGAGAGAGGACATGACTACTCTTAGACTTTCTCAGATAGGAAGACCTGACAGGCAGTTGTGGTATGATATTAATATAACCAACAAGCCTTTTAAAGTAGATGGAAAAACTAAGATAAAGTTTTTGTATGGAGAAATACTTGAGTCACTGCTTATACTTCTTGCTCAAGCTTCAGGACATAGAGTTTCTGAAGAGCAGAAGATGGAAGAAATAAATGGTGTCAAAGGTCATAAAGATTGTAGGATAGATGGTACACTTGTAGATATTAAGAGTGCATCTTCCTATGGTATGAAAAAGTTTAAGGATGGTTCTCTCTTTACCAATGACCCTTTTGGTTATATCGCACAGATAAGTGCCTATGCAGAGAGTGCAGGAGATAAAGAAGCAGCATTCCTTGCAATAGATAAATCATCAGGGGAAATTGTTCTTCTTCCCATAGAAGATATACATATGATAAATGCTTCAGATAGGGTTGAACATCTCAAAGAAGTTGTCAATTCCAAAGCACCACCTCAGAAATGTTACACTGATGAGCCTGATGGCAAGTCAGGTAATAGAAAACTTTCTATTGGTTGTGTGTTCTGTGGCTACAAAGATATGTGTTGGGCAGATGCTAATGGTGGTAGTGGCTTGAGAAAGTTTCAATACTCTACAGGAGTAAGATACTTAACTCATGTTGCTAAGACACCTGATGTGCAAGAGATTAGGGATGTATAAAAGAAAAAAGTACAATCATAAATATAAATCTAATTCTGAGTACAATTGCTCTTGTATATTAAGAAAGAATAAAGTATCATTTAAATACGAAAATCTAAATCTCAATTACAAGTGGGAAGAATCCAAACGATACATACCTGACTTTATCCTAGAGAATGGAATCATTCTTGAGGTTAAGGGAAGGTTTGTATTGGATGATAGAAAGAAACATCTATTCATAAGAAGCCAACACCCACAATACGATATAAGATTTGTGTTTGACAATCCAAATAGAAAACTGTATAAGAATGGTAAGATGACTTATGCAGATTGGTGTGACAAATATGAATTTAAATATTGTAAATTGGGTGATGGTATTCCTGAAGATTGGCTAGAGACTAATGGCAAACGAAGTGAAATTTACACTAGAAGAAGAAGTACTAAGGGATAGGACTTCATCAGAGCAGACAATGTTTTTGTGTGTTCTTTTGCAGGCATTACTTGACGCAACTAAACCTAAGTACGAAGGAGAACCTGATTCATCTGTTGTAGAAAGAGACAGAGCAAGAGCATGGTTCTTTGCTTCAGTAGGTGTTACTGCACAGGATTTTAGAACTGTATGTGACTATGCAAATGTAGACCCTGTTTACATGAAAGAGTTTGCATTCAAAGTTTTAAAGTCAGGTGAAATAGAATATGTAAGAAAACGAATCAACGCAGTGTTAGGACATTAATATGAACAATAATTTATTACCAACAGACTACCAAAATTTTATTGCTCTTTCTCGTTATGCGAGATGGAGAGATGAAGACCAAAGAAGAGAGACTTGGACAGAAACTGTTTCAAGATACTTTGACTATATGCAGAACCTACATCCTACAATCCTTACAGATAAGCTTAGAAATAAGTTAGAAGAAAAGATTGTAGGTTTACAAGTGATGCCTTCAATGAGGGCATTGATGACTGCAGGAGAAGCCTTGAAGACTTGTAATGTTACAAGCTATAATTGTAGCTACATTCCTGTCGATTCACCTAGAGCATTTGATGAGTGTATGTATATCCTCATGTGTGGTACAGGTGTAGGCTTCTCAGTGGAAAGAGATAATGTAAACAAACTACCTACAGTTAATGAACACTTTGAGAATAGCACAACTGTTATTACTGTTGCAGACAGTAGACCCGGATGGGCAAGAGCATTACGTGAATTAATTGCAATGCTTTATGTAGGACAGATACCTACACTAGATACATCAGAGGTAAGACCTGCGGGTGCAAAACTAAAGACAATGGGTGGTAGAGCAAGTGGTCCTCAACCTTTAATAGACTTATATAACTTTTGTATAAAGGTATTTAGAGGAGCAAAAGGAAGAAAGCTTTTCCCTATTGAGTGTCATGACCTTATGTGTAAGATAGGAGAGGTTGTAGTTGTAGGTGGTGTTAGACGTTCTGCTCTTATATCATTATCCAATTTAAATGATGACCAAATGAGACACGCTAAGTCAGGTCAATGGTGGAATGATGAAGGACAAAGAGCATTAGCAAATAACTCAGTTGCCTACAAAGGCAAACCTACTATGGGTACATTCATGAGAGAGTGGTTAGCATTATATGAATCACACTCAGGCGAGAGAGGTATCTTCAATCGTAAGTCTGCAATTGCAAAGGTTCAAGAGAATGGTAGACGAAAATCTTCTGAAAAAGAAAATCCTGTAGAGCCTGAAGATTATATACAATTTGGATGCAATCCTTGTAGTGAAATTATTCTAAGACCCTATCAGTTTTGTAATCTTACAGAAGTTGTTGCAAGAGAAACTGATACTCTTGGAACTCTAAAAGAAAAGGTAGAGGTTGCCACTATACTTGGAACTTTACAGTCAACTCTTACTAACTTTAAATATCTTAGAAAGATTTGGAAAGATAATACAGAAGAAGAAAGATTGTTAGGAGTATCCTTGACAGGTATAATGGATTCACCTTTACTTAGCCATGAGTCCTTAGAACTAGAAGATGTTCTTAACCAACTTAGACAGGTTGCCATTGATACAAATAAAAAGTATGCAGAGATGTTAGGCATACCTCAGTCAACTGCAATCACTTGTGTAAAACCTTCAGGTACAGTTAGTCAATTAGTTGACAGTGCTTCTGGTATTCATGCAAGACATAACGACTACTACATTAGAACTGTTAGAGGTGGTAACACAGACCCAATTACACAGTTCATGAAGGATGCAGGCATTCCTGCAGAACCTGATTTCAGTAAGCCTGATACAACAACTGTATTTAGTTTTCCTACCAAGTCACCAAAGGGTGCAGTCACAAGAACTGAAATGACTGCCATACAACAGTTAAACTTTTGGTTGACCTATCAAAGACATTGGTGTGAACACAAACCTTCTATTACTGTATCTGTTAAAGAAGATGAGTGGATGGAAGTAGGTGCTTGGGTGTATGAAAACTTTGATGAAGTATCAGGTATTTCCTTCTTACCTTTTAGTGAACATACTTATGAACAAGCACCTTATCAAGACATAACTGAATCTGAGTATAAAGAGTTCATGAAAAAGATGCCAAAGTCTATTGATTGGCAGAAGCTTAGAGAGTATGAAAAGGAAGACACAACAAAAGGAAGTAAAGAATTAGCCT